GCCGCCGTCGGCGCCGACGCGGGTGGGCGGGTTCCAGGTTCCAGAACCACGAGTCTCCGGGCGTCCGCCCGATTTCTCGCGAGCAGACAGAACCTTGCTTTTGCGCTCCGGGGGCTTGAGCGAATTAAGGTCGTCCGGGAGGGTCTTGCCGCGGCGCTGCTCCTCCAGGCTCCGCCCAACGGCCCGTCGGGCGGCCTCGGAGGACTGGGCCCTCCCGGCGGCGATCGCCTGGCGGGAGGAGTTCCTGGATGCCTCGGAGGTTGGCGCGCGCGAAGCCTCAGAAGTCGACGCGCGCGAAGCGGCCATGCCGTCCGCGATCGCGCGGCGTTCGTCTGCAAGGGTCATTTACAGCTCCAAGTGGTCGGTGGGGACGCTGACGCGGTAGCTCTTGGTGGACTCCACCGGGTATTCGTCCATGTGATCCGCTGGGATTTCCCTCGCCCTTATCCAGAACTTTCGCGGGAACAGTTCAAGGTCAGGGTTGATGTCGAGGTCCGTCTCGTCGTAGTTGCCACTGAACCCGTCGATGAGTTCGTCGTAGATCGGGCTTTCGTTGCGGCCGCCCAGCTGAGTCGGCAATTCAACTAGCGGCCATGGCTCGCCTGGAGGTGTGCTGTTCGGTGTGGGCGGGGGTGTCAGTGGGTCAGTTTCACTGCTGCCGCCCTGGCTCACCGCCAACTGGAAGTTCGTGTAGCAACGGCCGGTCTTCAGGTCCCAGTCGTCGATGATGTTGACGACCTTCGCCTGGCAGCTGATGGGATGGCCCAGCACCTGGTCTTCGATGCGCACGGTGTGCTCGAGGCGAATGCCCACCGCCTCAGCTGTTGGCAGCGTGAAGGCAAAGCGGTTGCCACGGTGTGCATTGAGGATGGACACCTTACCCATGGCCAGGATGGTGCTGAGACCAAGTTGCCGGCGGTCCTCGTTGCGGATGTCCACCACGTAGTCGCCGAGGGCGTCCTGCACAGCGCCGGGCTCCGGCGAGGTGTAGGTGGCATTGAGGAAGGTCTGCTCCTGGTCGCTCTCGGTATCCATCGCGATGCGGTCTCGGCTGATGACCTGCCCGGCCTGGGCAACACTGGCCGGCGCCTCAAGGCGCAGGGTGTACTGCTCGGTTACGCGCTGAGCCCAACGGATGGCGCTGGACCAGGTGGCGCGCAAGAGCAGGTCGGGATACTCGTTGCGCCATCCTGCAGGCGGGTCACAGTAGACGCCGCTCTCGGGTAGTCGGAGCCAATACGCACCAGACAAGACCGAGGTGAAGCCAGCATCTTCACTACCGTTCATAACCATCTCGATGTTCGGCAACTCCGTCGATTCGTGCCGCCAAACACAGAAGCCCGTCTCGATAGAGTCGCCGACGATGTCGGGGTGGCGCCAGCTGAACGCCTGGTGCCGCTCGCGCAGGCGGATGAAGCGGTAGTCCGCTTCGATCTCGACCACGTTGATGCGTTCGCTCAGCTCCACCGGCAGGTAGTCGATGCTCTGGAAGATCGCCGTGTCCGGCCCGATCAGCCAGTGCGGGGTGCTGGTAGCCGCCCAGGCGGTGACCTGCAGCTGCCCTTCAACCGAGCGCTGGAAGCTGGCCGCCTGCGTGCTCATGCGCTCCTTGGCGTAGGTCCAGCGGGACCGGCCTTCGGTTGGCTCGAACACATCCGGCGACCACAGGCCGCCCACCATGGCGTCGATCTGCTCGATCGGCATCGGCTCCACCACCTCGTTGAGGCGGTCGCTGCACTCGCAGGCCAGTATCCGGGTCTGCAGGCTGAAGCGCGGCCGCTCGACCTTGCCACGAAAGCGCAGCACCTGCAGGTCCGCATCGGCCTGGTGGTGGATGAAGTGAAGCTCCACGTCCTGGCCGATGTAGCTGTCAGGGTTCACGGTGCCGGCGCCCAGCAGCAGGCTGAAGTCGGCGATGCAGCGGGCGAATTCCTCGCGCTCGATGCGGATGGTGCCGGTCAGGTACTCGGTCACATCCACACCATTGAGCAGCAGCTGCACGCTCCAGAGGATGGAGAAGGCAGGCTCAACCTCACGGGTGACAATTCCCGGGACGAGTTGGGCCCCGCCGTTCAGGGTTGCCCCGTTCAGCGTGATTCCGTTGATCTGCATTAGACCTCCCTGGCGTCGAACGACCAGGAGTAGGGAAATTGGCCCGCGCGCAGCGCCTCCTCGGGCGGCTCGCAACTGACCATGAAGCGGGGCAGCCAGCCGACCTTGTAGCTGGTGGCGCCTGCCTTGGGCGTGATCTCGAAGTTGTTGCCGGTCATCGTGATCCCGGTCGGGATCTCGCGATTTCCAACGCGGGCCAGCGCCCAGGGCGCCACGTCCGGCCGGATCTGCCCCGGGATCACGCCAGTCAGCGCCAAGGGGATGAGGTAGCGGGGTTTCGTGCAGAGCAGTTCCAGCGGCTGGTCGAAGTCCAAGCCATCGAAGCCGAGGCCCATCAGGCCCGTGCCGCTGATGGTGATGATGGTCTTCCTGAAGTGCACCATCTTCACCAGGGTGCCGCCGGTGCGGCGGTCCTCCGTGACGCCGTCGCCGGCCGACTGGTAGCTCTGCTCAGGGAAGCCGCCGCTGGCGAGCGGAGTGACGGCCAGGCCGCCGAGTTTTACTTCCATCAGCTGACCCCTCTATCGCCGAACTTACGGGCTTCGTTGCGGGCGCCGAGCCCTTCGATGGTTGGTTGATCGCCGTACAGCGTGTGGCGCGTGCCGTCGGGGAACTGGAGGATCACGGTGCCTAAGCTCCCTACCCCACCACCGCCCCCCACTGCGGCCGCGCTACCAACCAGGCCGCCGGCGGCGAAGCGCGGCAGCTGCATGCCGTTCAGCGCGGAGAGCATCCCCACACCGTACTTCTGCACCGCAGCCGCCTTTACGACGAACTCGCCGTTGGAGAGCCAGGACAGGATGCTGTCGCTGGTACCGGTGCCAGGCCCCCGAATGGGTCCGCCCTGGGCGTTGGCCTGGATGGGAACCGATGTGCCGCCTGCGGTGGCTGGGGCGTTGATCTTCGGGGTGACGGTCAGGCTCTGGCCGATGCTCTCGCCCAGCTTCTTGAACTTCTCCATGATCGCGTTCACCTCCTCGTCCGGGAGGTTGATGGACACCTTCACGTTGGTGACCTCGGCGATCTCGGCCTTCAGCTCTTGTACCGACGCCTTGGCCTCTTCGACGGACTTCTCGGCCTTGTCCAGCTTGATCTTGTCCGCCGACTCCTCGATGGCTTGGAGCTCCTTGATGATCCCGGCGAAGCCGTAGGTGTTGCCGCCCTCCTCCTGGATCTTCTCCAGCACGTCGAGAGCGGCCTGGGCCTTGGTCTTGGCGCCATCGAGGTCGTTGGAGGACAGCGCATCACGAGCCGCAACCTTCAGCGCGTTGGCCTGGCTGAAGCTGGCCTCGCCGGCCGGACCGGCGTTGACCTTGGCCAGCGCGTCCTTGTAGCGCTTGGCGGTGTCGAGTTGGGCCTTCTTCGCTGCGGCCAGGTCGGCATTGGCCTTGCTCTCCAGCTTCACCTGCTCCGCCAGGTAGGCCTTGGAGTCGTTGAGCAGCTGCTTCTGAATGTCGGTCAGGTCGTCGGCGTGCTGCTGCGCCTCACCGGCGGACTCGCCCATGCCGGAGACTGCGGCGTCGAACTGGTCGGCGGCGGCTTGGGCACGATCGGCCATCGCCTGCTCGCCGTACTCGCCATTCCACAGCTTGGTCAGGTCGTCCTTGGTCTCGCCGACCCCCTCGCTGATGTCGGAGACGCCATCCTTGATGGTGTTGGCAGCGCCCTCGAAGTTGCCCTGGAGCGCCTGGACGGCGGCAGCGAACACAGCGCCGAGCACTCCGCCGACCCTCTTGAAGATGCTGCCAATGACGATGGCAGCACTGGTCAGCAGCTTCAGGCCGGTACCCAGCACGCCAGCGGACTCAGCGGCCTTTTGGCTGTCCTTGGAGAAGGTCAGCAGATAGCCGGCAACGTCGTTCAAGGCAGGCAGAAGATTGACCGCCACCTGCTGGCCGGCGGCCTCGGACGAGGCGCCCAGTACGTCGAGCGTGTCGTTGAACTGGCCGGCATCGGCATAGGCTTTGTCGTCCAGCACCAGGCCCAGGTCCTTGGCCTCGTCGATCAGCGCCTGGATGCCTGCGGCACCGCGGTTGAGCAGCGGCAGCAACTTGGCGCCGGACTTGCCGAACACATCCATGGCCAGGGCCGACTTCTGGGCGCCGTTGGGCAGCGCAGCCAGCTTGTCCGCTACCTCGAGCAGCAGCTGGTTGGTGCCCTTCAGGCTGCCGTCCTGGTTGCGCAGGCCGACGCCGAGTTGGTCGAAAGCGGCTGCCTGTTTCTTGGAGCCATTCGCGGCGGCAACGATGTTCGCGTTGAACTTCGACAGCGTGGCCGACAGGGCCTCACCCTCGATGCTGGCGAACTTCGCTGCGTACTGCAGACCCGCGAACTCGCCGGCCGCCATGTTGGCGCGCTCGGCCAGCTCGCCGGTGATGTCGACGGCGTCGATGCTGCTACGCACGTACTCGGTAACAGCAGCTGTTGCAATCGCGCCGGCCAACGCGGCGCCTGCAGTCTTGGCCAGCTTGGTGAGGTTGGTGAGCTGTGCGCTGGCTTCGTCGAACGCTTTCTTGGCGGTGTTCTTGCCAGCGATGATGAGCTGGGTAACGATTTTTCCGGCCATTACCTGAGTTCCTTGAGCACCGTCTCGAAGCCCTTGCGGTCAGCCTGGGCGCCACGGGCAACGATGAGATCCAGGTGCGCGGCTTGACGGTCATCGGTGGCGATGGCCGTGCAGAAGGCGGTGATTTGCTGGAGGGTGTATTCCTGGATGCTGGCCCAGGGGTGGCCGGCGCTGATCAGTTGCTGGGCGACGTCTGCCCAGCCACGAACTTCTCCGCCTTCACCAGGGCCCGTCCGAAAAAACCGGCGTTGACCATGATGACGTGGATCATCAGCTCAACGGCGACGGCGGCCGGTAGCCTGGACAAGCCCCAGCGGCTGAGGGTGGTGCACTTCAGCAGGACGAGCTTCAGTCCCCCGGACTTCTTGGCGTACTTGTAGATCTCCTCGGTGGAGAACTGGCCAAGCATCACCAGCAGATCGGAGGCGGCCTGGCCAAAGTCCTCGAAGTGGCGCATGCGCACCGGCCGAATCAGAACCCGGCGGCGGCCAACTGTGACCGATACCGGCTCGGGGAAAAGGATCTGGATATCGCTCATGCGAGCTCCCATAAAAAAACCCGCCGAAGCGGGTTTTGTTGGTGATTCTGGTGGCTATTTCTGATTACAAGGGACCATAACTTCCCGCGCGCCGGCGACACCTCGTCGCTTTCCATCCTTGCCCACTTCCGTGTAGCTGTACGGGACCATTACCTTTTTCATGCACGGCTTGATGTACACCGGCACCGGCACTTCCACCGGCACCTCCTTGTAGACGATCTCCGGCTCAGGTGCTTTCGGCTTGGGCTTCGGCTTGGGTGCAACGTAGGTCTTGCTCGGGTCAGCCAGCTGCACAGCCGGGCCCTCGCCGCTCGGGCGGGCCGCTGCCTTCACTTCGACCTCGCCGCCCTTGGTGTCGCCGGGGCACACGTTCTGCGCAAAGGTCACCTTGCCGGCGGCGTCGGTGCACTTCACGACGGTAGCGGCCTGGGCCGCAGTGCTGCAGGCCAGGGCTGCAGCGAGTATCCAGAGACGCACAGGGCTTCCCTCCTTGGGTGGCAGATGGCTGGGAATGTATCCCCTGGGACGCATTCCCGCCACCGACCGCGTTAGGCCACGTCCTTGTTCTCGACTTCCCACTGCCACATAGAAGCTTCGTCAGCGTCGAAGATCGCCGGGTCGGACAGGAGGGTGATGGTCACCGGGATGGTGCCGAACTCTGCCCCCTGGTTGAGTGCAATGGCGCCGCCCAGGGCGATTTTCACGTAGAAGCACTGGATGCGACGAAGCTCGCCGCTCGAGCCTTCGTTGCGCTGGCCAGTCATGCAGCGGTAGAACTTCTGGCTCTGGGTGAACGGCTTGATCAAATCCACCGTCGGATAGCTGTAGGTGACCAGCACCGGCAGCTTCTTGTCGGGTCCAGACACTGCGGCAATGGCCGTAGCCAGCGGGCCACCCGGCAGGATGCGGATGCCGCCCGGCAGCACCGAATAGTCGATGTTCCGGGTGTAGGTCGTGGAACCGTCCTCGCTGGTGACCTCGTCCACATCCAGGGTGAGGTTCTTCAGCATGATCACCCGGTCGATGCGGGCGTCATGCTCCTCATCAGTCGCGGTGCCACTGGGCACGCGCTCCAGGCTGCCGTACATGGAGATCGCAGCGGCGCGCGGGCTGAAGGCCACGGCCTCGCCGCTGATGACGATTCGGCTGGTGGCGGTCACACCATCGAGATCGGGAAGGCCCAGCTTTCGCGGGTCGGGGATGGTGATCTCGGTGGTGGTCGGTTCGCCGGTCACGTTCTGGAGGATGAAGACCTCCTCGAAGTCCCAAGAGGGATACGGCGCGATGAAGAACGAGCCGCGGAACAGCTGGGTGTTGAGTTGCATGTTGGTCTCCTGGCCGGCGGCCTAGTTGTAGTCTTCGACGTAGGTCACGCCGACGGTGATGAACAGGGAGCGGGTGGTGATGCCTTTGCCTGCTGGGTTCACGAAGACCATCTGGTCCTCGTCCTCGATGAGGCCCGGTACCCTGTGTTCGGCGTCGAACCGGCCGATCCCCATGGCGCGCAGCACGTCAACGCCGGCGGCGTTCAACTCGGTGCGGGGCGCGCGGTGCGAGAAGACCGCCTCGATCTGGTAGGTCCGGACCCGGGTTGCCTGGGTGATGGCGTTGCTGGTACGGCGGTCGGTGTCGACGCGGGCCACCAGGTAAGGCATGGCCTGCTTTTCGGGAATCGGCTCTTCCTCTTGGAATACCTTCCGGAACTCGGTACCGAAGCCGGTCGATGGCGAGATCCGCTCCAGGCAGGCCAGCAGCTTCTGGTCAAGCTCGCTTGCTTTGCTCATTTCGTTCCCCTGGTAGCGCGGTCAATCTCACGCCGAATGCGCCGCTCGAACTCTTGCTGCAGGAAGGCGTTAACCCAGCGGATTGAGCCGCTATCGGTGAGTTGCTTGAACCAGTAGGCGACGCTCACGGCCTGGGCGTTCTGCAGCGCACGGGCGTACTCGTAACTGGTGATCTGCGGGTTCTTGGTCTTCGGCCCGATCTTCCGGGCCTTGCTGCTGCGCGTGGACAGCGGCTGCTTGCTGCCGCTGGACGGGTTGACGAATCCGGCGGCGACCTTCTTGCCGTTCAGCCCTGCCACCCATACCCGGGCGCGGGTGGCGTCGATGGCATCGAAGCCCCACGACTTGTAGCGGATCACGTCCACGCCGGAACTGGACGGGATGATCCTGGCGTTCAGCCGGCGGCTGTTGGCCCGCTTGATGGCCAGCCGCTGTCGCACCTCGGCGTCAGCGATGAATGCCGCGATCGGCTTCAGGTAGATGTCGCGGCGGGTCCTGGTTGCGGTTGTGTTCAAGGCGCCACGGATCACCGGCTCCACCGCCTTGCCGATGGCGGCCAGCCTGGCCCGCGCCATCTCCTCGCCGACCAGGCTCACGGACAGCTTCATGACACCTTCTCCAGCCAGAGGCCGCGCACCACGCCGTCGTCGCTATCGGCGGCCAGCCACAGGACGCAGTAGCGATCGCGGCCGACGACCACAATGTCGTCCTGCTCAACGCGGCCGGCCTCGATCAAGGCCACCTCCGCGTAGATGCGTAGCACGGGACCTTGATCACTGTCAGGGCTGATGTACGGCACATCGAAGGCCAGGAACACGCGGCAGCACTTCGGCGACTGTCGTTGGCGGATCACCTGGCCAGGTGCGCCCATCAGCTCGTCGGCGGTCACGCGCAGTTCGGCGCGCGTGCCGATGGGGTCACGGACACTGGTCACATGGAACAGGCGCTGATCGTGGCGCAGGTAGCGGCCGATGATGATTGACGGGTTGTACCTGGCCCGGATGTCCACCCGGATTGGATTGCGCAGGCCGGCAGGGGCTGCAGGCGCAGCGTTCTCCTGGGTGATGATCCCCACCCACACCTTGCACAGGCAGCGTTCTTGCAGGTCGCCGTCAAGCTCAAGGAGCTCGGCGCGGTGTCGAATCTCGCCAGCTCTCATCGGAAGGATCTCCGCGGCCAGAGCAGCGCCTCGACGCCGAATGGCAGCACTGCGGCCGCGGCTCCAAGAACAGTCGCTTCCCGGTTGTTGTACCAGTGGCCCACCAGCAGCAGGATGGCCTGCTCGACGTCCTTGGTCAGCAGCATCTGGGTGTTCAGGTCGATCGGCGGGGCGTCGGGATCGGTTGGCGCCACGACTATCACGCGATCGCAATACGACTCAACGTGCACTTTGGCCGCGTCGAGGTAGCCCTGGATCAACGCATCCTCCTCGCCGTGCTCGACCCGGAGGTGTTGCTTTACGAGCTCCAGGGCAACCATTTACTTCGACCCCTTCGGCTTCTTCTCTTCCTTGGGCTCTTCCACAACTTCGGCCAACTCCATGCCCACCAGGGCTTCGGCGATGTCGTCGCGAACACTGCGCACTTCGTCGGCATCGAGCGTGCCGAGGTGATAGTGGGAGAACTGCCTCAGCGCTTTGATTTTCGTAGCCATGCGTCAATCCGGAGCGGTTACCCGCCCCGGCCTCATTGCTGTTGGTGGTCCCGCCAATCCTTACGGGGTGGGGGTGGTGAAGGCACCGTCGATGATCGCCGCCGGGCGGTAGTGAGCCAGCGCCAGGCGCTCCTCGCAGAGAACGGTCAGCATGTTCTTCA